AGTAGGTGTACCTGGTCCATTACCATTAGCTCCAACAGCACCAGCGCCACCACCACCGCCACCACCATAAGTTCCAGGTGCAGTGAAATTACCTGTTCCACCATTATTACCAAAACCGTATGCGCCTGAATCACCAGGTTGAGTTGGTTGACTTCCTGGTCCACCAGGTGATGATCCTGCTCCTGAGCCACCGCCACCTGAACCACCTATTCCTCCAGGTCTTTCTCCTGGTTCACCACCTCCACCTTTACCACCACCTTTGGCAGTTAATGGATTAGTTGTTCCTGGGCTTGGTGAAGCGCCAAATACTGAATCTGATCCAGGTGTTCCAGGTGAACCTTGTGGTGTTCCTGGAAAATTAGCAGGGCGCGCAGCTCCACAACCAACTGTAATTGCTACTGTTCCACCTGGTGAAAGAGGAACTGATGGCATAAATACTAATCCACCAGCACCACCACCAGCACCATGGTTATTTCCACCACTACCACCACCAGCTACTACTAACACATCTGCTGATGTGACACCTGTTGGTACTGCGAAAGTACCAGATGATGTAAATGATTGAGATATAGGACCTGCTCTTGTAAATGAAAATGATCTGGAAGTTGTATTTGAAGCAGCGTCAACTGCTCTTAATACGAAATTGTGTACTGTATCTGTACTTGCTAGTGAACTAAATGTTCCTGAAAATAAAGCAGTTCCACCTTCTGCCGCAGTATTTACTAATGTTATTCCAGTTGGTAAAGAACCAGATTGTATTTCAAAAGTTACATTACCTGCTGACTCAGGGTCAGTTGCATTTACTCTAGCACTTGACATACTAAATCTATTACTACCTAAAGAACCAGCGGCAGTAACATATACAGGTGAAGCATTTATATTGATTTGATTTGCTAGTAAAGATGATAAACCTTCACCATTTGTACATTGTACATCATATGGTACTTGTCCTGATTCTAAACTAGAAAACGCAATAGTACCAACAATGGTTGTAGTGTTTGTTCTAGTTACTGTGTCAAATTCTTGTACTTTACCTGTATTACCAATTAGTCTAGCAGTTGAACCTGCAGTAAATGATGTTCCAGTAATTGTAAATGTCGCTGTTGTTCCAACACTTGTCCCTACATTTGTAGGAGTAACACTTGAAACTACAGGACCTTTACTTTTTATATTACTTCTTAATACTTTTTTAAGGGCAGCAGCTGAAGTATCATATATTATCGTAAAGTCTGCGTCATTCGCTGTTTCTGATAACTCTGTTTGACCAGTAATTGCAGTCTTATTTAATTCTGTATTAGTGATTGAAGCAGGTCCCAGTTTATCCTGTGTTACTGCGTCATCTGTAATTGAACCTGTTTTTATTTTATTAAGTGCCATAATTCTCTCTTACTATTTATACAATAAACTCTCTTGTTAATATCTTACTATAACTATACCTTTTCCACCAGCTTTTTGTGGAGCACCACCCCCACCACCTGAGTTTGCAGAACCAACTGTAGCACATGGGTTTGAAACTCCACCTCCACCTTGACCACCTTGAGTTTGTACATAAGCTTGACTGCTCGCATATCTTCCACCACCACCGCCACCAGCATAATAAACTGGACTTGTACCATCTGCGATAGTGTATGCTTTTCCAATACCTCCATCACCACCTTGACCGCCTGTTTCTCCAGCAGCACCAGCACCACCTCCACCACCAGAATAGTTATTTTGAGGATTTGGTCTTACACCAGATCCTCCAGCATTACCAAATCCATAAGCGCCAGAGTTTCCTGGTTGAGTCGTTTGAATTGCTGAACCACCTGCTGTAGGTGAAGCATTACCAATACCAGCAGCACCACCACCAGATCCTCCATCTAAACCTACAGTTGCGTTACCTGATTGACCTGTTCCTCCACCACCACCACCTTTAGCAGTTAAAACTCCACCTTGTCCTAAACCTGGACTAGGTGATGCACCAAATACTGAATCTTGTCCATTATCACCACTATCTAAATCATCAGATGCTGAACCTCCAGCACCTCCGCAACCAACTGTGATTGCTATTGTTCCACCTGGTGTAATTGGAGTACATGGAAAGAAAACAAGTCCACCAGCACCTCCACCACCTGCGTGATTAGCACCACTACCACCTCCTCCAGCGACAACAAGTACATCTGCTACTGCTACGCCTGATGGTACTGCAAAAGTACCAGATGAAGTAAATGATGTTGTAACAGGCACATTAGTGGCTGTTATAGAAAATGCTCTACTTGCTGTATTAGAAGCAGTATCAAACGCTCTTAATACAAAATTTGATACAGTAGTGGAAGCAACAGCTGATAATGTTCCTGTAATTCTACAAGAATCTTCTGAAGTATTTACTAAAGATAAACCTGCTGGTAAACTACCAGATTGTAATTCAAATGTAATTGCACTAGATGAATCAGGATCTCTAGCTTCTACTAAAATATTAACAGATGTACCTTCATTTGGAGTTCCTAATGAACCAGAGGCAGTAATGAATACTGGAAATTCATCTATATTAATTTGATTTGCACCTAAGACAGATAAACCTTCTCCATTAATGATTTGTATATCATATGGTGATTGGGCAACTAATAAACTTGATCTAGCTATTGTACCTGTAATTGTAGTTGTATTTGTTCTAGTTACTGTAGTGAAATCTAATTTTTGACCTGTATTACTAATAAGTCTAGCATTTGTACCTGCTGTAAAACCTGAACCTGTTATAGTAAAAGTAATATTTCCACCATCTGCTGTTTGAGAAGTAGCTGGTGAAACGCTTGTGTATACAGGGAAATCTAAATTTGTTGTACGAGCTTTAGTAACTTTTTTTAATGTGTCAGCACTTGCATCATATATAATAAGTTGATCTGCATCAGCAACATCAGCTGATGATAATTCTGTTAAACCTGTAATCACAGTCTTATTTAATTCTGTATTAGTAATTGCTCCAGCTGCTATCTTAGGTTGTGTAACAGCGTCATCTTCTACTACAATTGTTTTGATTTTGTCTATTGCCATATCTCTATTTATTCGTCTGAATCAGTGGTTGTACTATACTTTTTACCATCTGAAAAGTTTTGTATTGTTGTTGTAAATCCAAAATCATCATCTGCGTCAGCTGAAGTAGGATTAGGGACTATAATTATTCGTTCTTCTCTCGCCTTATTAGTTGTATCAGTATCCGTATATAAATCTGATTGTACTTCTTTTATGACTTTTTGAGTTGACGCAGGGCCAAATAGATAAGTCTTCGCAGTAAATCCTAGAGTGTATATAACAGCTCTTCTTTGTGAGAAATCTCCACTATAAGTGTCTTCATAATTTACACTATTTAATACAATAGGTATATCTCTTTTTATATTTAATTCAGGTATTGCATTTACAGTCACAGTATAGTCAGGTTGAAAGAACGGTAATATTTGTTCTATAATTTGTAGACCTGCTTCAGCGCTTGCTGTAAATGAATATAGATTGTAAGATATATTATAAGGTACAGGTACATAATTATAATTTAATACCTTACCTTCTTTTCCAGCCTTAACGTGTTTAAATTTTTGTACTCTTGTTAGTTTTCTACTATTATCATATTGAATACCTGTAATCTCAAAACTCATACGAGGTAGAGTTATAGCAAATTCTCTTTCTTGTAAATTTGGTTGTGCGTCTAGTCTAGCTAAAAATTTTTCTTTTGGCGCATATGCTAATGGCACTTTAATAGATTGAGTAATATTACCAGAGCTATCTCGTCTTTTGATTTGTATGTTATTAAAAATTTGACCAAACCCTATGGTCATTCTTCTCATACTTTCGTTATAAAAATATTGTCCAAACATTAAAAGTCAACCTCTCCAAATGGATTACGTTCAGTAAAGTCTAATATATCATCTGTTGTTGATGATGTATCAAAACCAGCTTGTGAGTCTAAATCATTATTTTGAGCATATGATGATTGAGTTTGTAAATCATATGTTTCAAGTAATAGATAGTTAGCATCACCACTTGCGCTATCGTTTTCTAATAATAAAGAACCAACTTCATTTTCTAAAGTTAATTGATGAGCCAACATATCCAAACTATATTGATCTTCAGCACTATCAATTGTACCAACGCCTGTATTTAATTCTTCTGAACTATATTCCCATCTAGTACATACTAATTTGTAAACTGGTAGTTGACCCAGTTGAAAGAAAGGCTCTTGGTCTTGTACAAACTGTATTTCAAAAAAACTATTCATCAAAGGTAAATAAATTATA